TCATCTTGAAATACTCTTGTGATAGACTGACGTCTACGAACATACTCTTTGTAACACTTATCACCATCGTCACTATAAACAAAATTCAAATTGCCATACATGAAGTTAGATGCGATGAACTTAATCAGTTCTCTTTCATCTTTACATTGTCTGGCTAATCGCTGAAACAGAAAGCGGTCATTGCGTTGTGCAAAGGTCTCGTATGATCCCTTGACATGCCCTCTGTTTTTAAAAACATCAAAGCTTGGGCTTGTAAAATGCAGCTTGATTGCTGTATACAATTTGAATGCTTTGAATGCGTCCATCATACATCCAGCTGTGCCCGTTTAGGCAAATAGTTTAACTCACGAAAATCGTGCTCGATCTTTTCCTTGAGTGACTTATTGATCTTTGAAGCAATGTCACCTGGATCGATCATATGGTCAGCACAGTACTTGAGAACAGCATCAAGATGTGAAAGTCTCTTTTCCACAGCTAACTTCTCAATGTGAAGGGAGAATTCGTTTGACGTTCGAAATACTGGTAAGTCGTTCATATTGTCCGATATAATAGTCTGTTGTTCTGATGAGGTGTCCAATTTGTTCATAGTCTTTTAACATCTCTTTGTAAGTGATCCAGCCATCGCTATCTAAGGATTCGTCCTCAAGCTCAACTGAATCAAGGAATATGGAAAAGAATTTATCCATTTTCATTTTTCGAATAATCAAATCATTCTTAATCTTGTGAAGGTCACTATAAGAATGGGAGGCGCTGCTAATATCATTTACTGTTGTCATGTTATGTCCAAAGTGATTTACGAACTTTAATTAACCTGATCAACATATCTTCTTCCTCTTGAAGCTGGTCAGTTTCCATTTGATTAGAAAGATCTAGTACACGTCGAGTCTCTTCGCGGTCTTCGTCAGAACGCTCAGCAAAATCAAGAAATCCTAATTCATCATCTCCGGTATCAGCTGAGCGCTTTGCACATAATGCAGTCCATCCACTTGCATCATGAGGATCAGGACGATTAGGATACACATGCTTCCACCAAAGATACAGGTCTCTGATTTCTCTAGCGTTGATTGCTTGATATGTTAGTTCGTTTAGTTGAGGACTATCACTTCCTACTTCATTCTCTGTCCAACGTAACTCAGCAGCCCAATTTAGATAATCCATTCCTGCTTCTGAATTACGATAAGTCCTCCAGCGGAACCAACCAACTGCCCAGAATGGAGTATTATACTTCTCACGAGCTTCTTTGTCCCATCTAAAGTTGGATGCTGCTAGTTCAATTTCAACATGATTCACAAGCTCGTCGAACAAGCAGTGCAGCAAGCGAGTATCAAGATCATACCACTGACCTTTCTTTAGGTTACTAGTCAATGCATGAGTCTTGGTTACATAGCGATTGTTGATCCAGTACTTGACATCATATAGACGATCAATAGGCCAACAGATAACACTCTGAAGTCCACTCAGCCCTTCTTCTGCCAGCCAGTACCTAAGTGGATGGGCACTCTTAGCTTTGCTCTCCCACTCTCGCCATTCAGCTGAGGTTCCCATATCAGGAGAAGGAGTGCCTCGTACCCAATCTGCGAACTTTCCAACTGACCAATAACGTGATCTCATTATATCTCCTTAACCAACCGCTACTTTACAGCAAATGCTAATAAAGATCAACCAGACAAACATAGTTGGTGACATTCTGTACATACTATCTCCTCATCCGTGCTATTTCTTCAGCTTCTTCCTGTTTGAATACAGGAACAGCATTTGACTTGTGAAGTTGGCCAATACCAATCATAGCATGACCAGTGTACATTTCTTGGTCACGTCGAACTGCATTACCAATACCTGTTCCGGCACTTGGAATGTACTCCGTCTCTCGACGATATGTTGGCGTTCGCATTGATGATAACTTACCCACAGTAGTATCCTTTAAACTCTTTTTAATCAAACGCTGCTCTTTCAGAAGCTCTTTGCGCTTGGCCTGTTGCTTCTTGGAAGTGTTTGATCGTGTATGAGTGTATATTACTGATGTCATTCTGTTCTCCCTC